CTTTAATAAAAAACCTAGAACGTGAGGCTAAAAATGGAAAATAAACCAGCAATTGATTTAATAAAAAAATTTGAGGGCTGTAAATTATCGGCTTATTTATGCCCTGCTGGTGTAATAACTATCGGATATGGGCATACTAAAAACGTTAAAAAAGGCGATAAAATCACACAGGAACGCGCAGAACAATTGTTGCGTGATGACGTTGCGGCATTGCGGAAAATCATAAACGAGCTTGTAACGGTATCATTAACCGATAATAAAAATGGCGCGTTAGTGAGCCTTGCTTACAATATAGGAATCACCGCATTAAAAAACTCAACGCTACTAAAAAAACTAAATCAAGGAAATTATCAAGGCGCAGCTAATGAGTTTACGAAATGGGATAAGGCGACGATAAAAGGCAAAAAAGTGGTGTTAGCTGGTTTAACTAAGCGGCGCAAAGCCGAATTGGAGATGTTTAATGCAGGATAAACCACGCGAAACTACAAAGAAATGCCCCAAGTGTGGCAATGAGCAGTTATTGCTATTACGGACTTTTAATCAAAAAATCTGCACCCATTGCGACACTGTCATCCCGTGGTTTCTGGACAAAGGGCAAAAGCCGCTATGAAAGGTTTTGCAATGGTACAGTGCGATTATTGCAAAAAACATTTTTACATCTTAGTGGACACACAGAGATGCTATTGCCCGTACTGTGGCGTACATGACAGGATTATCGATAATGATGCAACTACACAATAAGGATTGCCGTGAGGTAATGGCTGGGTTAGCTGATGATAGCGTTAGCTGTATAATCACAGACCCGCCGTATTATTCTACGGATTTACATTTTGACAAAGCCGAACGCATAGACTTCAAAGCGTGGTTGTTGGAGTGTCAACGGGTATTAAAGCCTAACGGTGTATTGATTAGCTTTGCTGATTTTAACCTGCTTGCTGAGTTACGCGGTCACAAGGTTTTTAAATCGACTTATGAGTTAATCTGGCATAAAACACTGCCAGTTGGTTTTTTAAGTGCAAATTGTAGACCTTTACGCGCTCATGAATTTGTTGGTGTGTTTACCGATGGCTTTAAAGCTAGTACCTATAATCCCCAAAAGTGGGATAGCGGCATAAAAAAACAAAGCAAGGGCAAGCACAGGGAACAAGCGCATTATAATAAATTTAATCAATTCGATTATTCGAGCGATGGCGAACGCCACCCCACAACCATACTAAATTTTAGCAACGGCAATTTTGAATCATTGCACCCGACACAAAAGCCGTTAGACTTGGTTAGCTGGTTAATTCGCAGTTACACAAACGAAGGTGATTTAATCCTTGACCCCTTTGCTGGCAGTGGCACAACTGGACACGCAGCAAGCCTGTTAAATCGTAACTTTATCGGGTGTGAGCTTGACCCTACCTATTACGCGATAGCCAAGGCGCGGATTGAAAACGCACAACATGACTTGATTAATTATTTTGGTGAAATGTAATGCCCCCAATTAACCTGCTCAATTACTCACTACACCGTGACTGGTTCGACAATTCGCGGTGGCTAAGACCACATAGCAGTGAAACCGCTAACCGCTAATCGTGCTATAGTGGCTCGTGAACCAAGAAAACAACCTAGTGATTTTATAAAATGTAGGTAATGCCACCAAACAAGCGTGACCCAAACACAAATGACTTATCTAGCATTTGCGATTTAGAACCGCCTCCCGTAAAGGTGGCGTTCGTTCCACGCGCCCGTAAAGAAATTCAAGACATAACCAAAATTGACATTATCGACCAGTTAGATGACATTGTTGATATTGCCCTGTCAAACGAAAAGCCCCAGTGTTCTGCGGCGGTGGCTGCGGTGTCTTTGAAGGCTAAGATGCTGGGTATGGTAGAAGCTGATAAATCTAAAGGCAACGAAACCCCGCCACGCAAGATAATATTTGAAGTCATTGATGCTAACCATAACAAACCAACTGACACGCCCCCAGAATGATTTTATATTTTCCACCGCTAAGTTTCCTTTACTAGCAGGTGGCTTGGGTTCTGGCAAGACAAAGGGCGGCACAGGCAGAATAATAAACCTAATGCTCAATGACGTAGGCATAAACTGTGCGTACTATATGCCGACCTACGACCTGCTTAGGTTGCGGGGAATAACAGGTGTTATTGAGGATTTACGGGAAAGCTACGGATTTGCTCATTCAGACTTTACGCTTAATAAATCAGAGAACATTTTAAAACTTTATGACTATGGCAGTATTATTTTTAGAAGCTATGACAACCCTGAGCGGATTGTTGCGTATGAAGTAGCTCATTCGATTGTTGACGAGCTTGATACACTAAAAAAGGAAAAAGCAGATTTTGTATGGCGTAAAGTAGTCGAAAGAAATAGGCAAGTATGCCGACACCCGCACGGCAATACAGTGGGGTGCGTAACTACATTAGACCAAGGTGAAGAAGGATTTTGCTATGACAAATGGGGCAAGGAGTTACAAGACGGCTATCAATTGATAAGGGCAAGCACATACAGCAACCCGTTTCTACCAGATGACTACATAGACAGCATCCTGAAAAATTACAGCCCTGAGTTAGCACGTCTTTATGTTGAGGGTGAATTTGTTAATTTATCTGGCGCGTCTATATTTAACACTGCAAACCTGCTGGTAGACGGTAAACCAGTCCAGCCCCCCGCTTTCAGTCAATCGGTGTTCTTTGTTCTGGATACCGCAATCAAAGACGGTCAAAAAAACGACTGTACTGGCATAACATTCTTTGCTTTCGATATTTACCCAACACCACAACTAACCATCCTTGACTGGGACTTAGTACAGATACAAGGCGCGTTCCTTGAAGAGTGGATGCCCTCACAAATCGAACAACTAAGGCACTTTGCAACTGTCTGTAATCCACGGTCAGGGATTACCGCGTGGGTGGAGGATAAGGCAAGTGGTACGATGCTTTTACAAAAACTGGGGCATTATTTGAAACCACTGCCAAGCAAAATGACTGCTATAGGAAAATCAGGACGTGCTATTGCTTGCAGTGGTGCGGTGTATAATGGCAAGGTGAAAATCACGCAACACGCTTTTAACAAGGTTATGAGCGTAAAAGGTGATAGAAAAAACCACCTACTAAGTCAAATTGGCGCGTTTAGAATCGGGATTGATAACGGCGCGGATGATTTACTTGATACATTTTGCTATGGAGCATTACTCACTGTGAGCAACCTATGATTACTAATAACTATGTAGATGCACGAAACAAAATAATCGATGCTACACAGCTAGATTATTTCTTATGCCAGACAATACGCCGTTTTCACCCATTGGGTAATGCGTTGATAGCAATGCCAATTGACAAGGCATTAGCCAAAAAGCGTGAAATCACCAACACCAAAGCCCCAGAAGAGGCAGTAGAACGACTAGAGCATATCATCAAAAATATGCAAATTGAAACTAAGGCAGGCGAGCTGTTAGCGGTTGCAAAATGTTTCGGTGCAGGCGGTATTATCATCGGTGGGTGTGGCGAACCGCACGAACCACTAGACTTAATGAATGTTGACGATTCAATCTGGTTAAACGTATTAACACCCCTTGAAATGGTAGGCTCTATCCGTGCAAACCAAAACCCCAACGCCTCAAACTATTTTGAGCCAAATTCTATTATTCGTTGCCGTGGCGTTGCGTATCACTCTAGCAGGTGCATCACTGTTGTTAATCCTTTCGAGCCAGTCCTATCACTCAATTATTCAACGCCGTCATTCGGTTTTGCGCCACAGTCGAGCTATGAAAGACCGCTAAAGTACCTGCAAGAGTTTTTGCAGAATGACTTAGCTGTTGGCAAAGCAAACGAAAAAATCGCGTTGATGGTGCATAAAAAGAACAACAACGGCGGGTTGCTGATCAGTAATCAAAGCCAATCGATTCTGGGTATGATTGCCCAAAAAATAAACGCTATGCGTACAGGGCAAACCGTTGTTATCAATACCGATGAATCCATTGAAACCGTTGATTTACAGCATTTGTCACAATCAATGGACACGGTGCGTGGAATCATCCTAGACAGTATCGCAATGGCAAGCAGTGACGGCATACCATCCACGATGCTAAGAAACCTCATGCTAGGGCGCGGACTAAGTGAGGGTGACAACGACAAGGCGAAAGAAGAGGAGTGTCTCATAAAGCACCAAACAGCCTTGACACCTATCCTTGCTGTGCTTGATAAAATAGCAATGTCGGTAGCGTGGAACAATAGCGCGTGGTTCGATAGCGTTATCCGCGTCATGCCTGATTACCGCAAAGCAAGCATGAGTTTTTGTGTTCTCGAATGGATGGAGACATCTATATTTGAGTTTCCAGAATTATCACCCAAAACCGATTTAGAACTGATTGAAGAATCAGAGCGTAAAGTCGGTATTAGTCAAAAGCTGGTAGAATTAGCTCAAGCAATTGGAGTTAATCCACAGGCATTGAGTGAGCTACTACAAACCCATGTAGACAATATCAACGAGTTAAAAATAACCGATAATCTTTTTAGTGCTGATTTATCAATCCCACAAGAACAGTTAGAATTTTCACCTTTTGGAGAAGAAGCCGATGGCAACGAAAACATTACAGTTTAAACCGTTTGTGATGCCTTTGAAGTGGCGTAGTTTTGAGGATAGTGCTAAGTGGGTGACTGTTGGCGGTGGCACTAACGCACAAACAGGCGAAGGCACTGGACGGCATTTTCAGATTGACGATAAGACTGGCAAAATCTTAAAAGGTGGCGGTGAGTCAATGAAAGGCAAAACGCTAAAAGAGGCGTTTAACGACCCTGCTAAACTATCAGAACGACAAAAAACAGGGCGTAAGATTGCCGAAGCAGGGGCTAAGAAGCATGGGGGTGATGAGCGCGAGTATCGTAACCTAGGAACTAAGACAGGGCAGTCAGACCACTTTGCTAATAAGTACCTTAAAACAGGCGATATTCCAGAGGGGCATTTGAGGGATGCTGTTGAGGGTAAGCAGTCCCCAAGCAATGCGGATAGTGAGCAAGCCAAGCCACAACAACCCACCGCGCCAGAACAAAAGCAAGATAATCCCACAAATAGTTTGACAATGCAGGATAATCCCACTAAACTATCCCCAACGTCTCAATCCGAGGCGATAACTGGAGATAAGACAATGAGCGAGAACGAAAAAAAAGCAATCGAACGCAAAGCTAGAGACATAGCAGAAAACCAAAGAAAATATGATGAGGATTTCGCACTAATAAGCTCAATGTCGAGTGATGAATTCGAGAAGCACAAAGCCGATAACGTGCCACAAAAAACAAGGTTTACGCCAGCAGGTAGAGCAGAAGAATACCTTGCTCAAACTAAAGAACACTACCTGCAAAATCTA